CCAAAACAACAGTGAAACTAAGAGACCCGTAAAACCCGGGCCAGGAGAACTCATCGATTTAAGAAACATCGACAAGGTAATCCAGTACTTCTCGACACCAAGGGGCGCGAGTTGTAAAGTGGCAGTATCACTATTCGCAGGATTGCATTACCTGCAGGAGAAGAAGAAAGTAGAGAGTAGAAGGTCAGATGAGAGACGAAGAAGAGGAGTGACAGTTGAGGAGAGGAAGGAAGAGAATAGGGCAAAGAGGGAAGAGGAGAAGCTTTCAACGTGGGCAAAGAAGAGCGTACCAGGGTTGGCCGTGGCATACGAGCTGTACTACGGTTCACAACCGTCCAGTGGGACACCACAGTTCCGGTATCTACTGCGCTGGGCTAAACTTGTCGCTCGGCTTAAGTATGAGGGGTTTGGATTGATCAAGGCCATCGCATTTCAAATGCGACAAGATGGGCTTACAGGATCGGTCACCAAACCAGTCATAGACTTTCCGAGGGGGACAAGTAGCCAGAACAGGTTCCGGGCGAGTGGAGTATCACGTGCGTGCGACAAGGGACACACGGTAGAAGAAGTTGAGAGCGCTAAGAAAGCCGCAGTAAAACGGTGGACAGATCGACCAAAGGTCATCGACCCATTATTACTGAAACAGTTCGAAGGTTTCGTCAAGGACTTCTTCATGGACGGGACAGTAGCACAGCAGGGCCGCCGGGACCAAACGACGTTCCCGACACCGTCGTTCAACAAGTGCATATCCGACTCAGGCGGGACAATACCAACGCACGAGGCGCTGTACAGGCTGAGGGTTAGAGACAATATACTCACAAGTGGAGGAGCTACAGAAGAGACAAGGAGGAGGATAGAGAGGGAGAAAGAGGAGCTACGGGAATTTAAGAGAAGGAAGGAACAGGAGAGAAACACAGTACCTGATGAGGAGAAAGGGTTATTCGATGCAATTGTCGCACAAATAGAGCCACACTCCCAGATACCAAGTGACATTCACCCGGACCACCGACCCACCGTTAAGATCATAAGAGACCTCATGTTCCCAGCTAAGAGCTACACCATGTTCGGTGGAGTCCCGTTCGCGGGTCACTCACCATTACCCATCCATCAACAAGTCGACATCGCCATAGATCTGCAAAAGATGGGGCTGGCACCACGTCTAGGAGAAATCACACCACAAGAACTGTACAACCAAATGTTGTTTTCAGTCTGTGAGAATTACTCAGAGTGGCACCGCCCACCAATACAGACCACAGCACTGCACGAAGCAGGACACAAGCTGAGAGTACCAAGTATGCACCCCGCCGATCTGACACACGTTGCGAGAACACTCAACGCACGAGTCATGGTCCACCTTAAGAAGCGTGGTATGACTAGGGATCAGATGGAAGGTAGACCAATAAGGATCTTTGGCTACAAGGGTGACAAGGTCTACTCTGCAGACTGGTCAGCCGCGTCAGACTGGGCGGAACACGAGCTCTCGCGAGCATACGGTCGCGGTCTTGCACAAGGGTTGAACTTTAGCGTGGACGAGACGCGAGCACTTAACGTTATCTTCGGGCCGATGACACTACCAGACGGCACTAAGACCACCAAGGGAGCACATATGGGACTCAGTATCACATGGTCAATGCTATGCCTTGTCAATATCTTCTGCGCATACAAAGCGTACAACACATCACACCTTCTCACCCATAGAATAGCAGTCTGCGGTGACGACCTTATCGCAATCATGTCCAAAGCACAAGTAGACAAATACGAAGAGGTAGTCCAAATGTTGGGCCTTAAGGCCAACAAACCGAAGAGCTTCTACGGCGAGAACGGGGTGTTCTGTGAGAGGTACGTCTGCAGGCAGCCAGACTATGACACGAATACGATGGAAGCATATGTGTCCATTATCGAGCCCACATTGGGCGAGGCGATTGGAGCACAAGTCGCGCTAGGCCTTTGCGCTACCCCCATCGAGGCATCGGAGCATTTAGCAGAGGTGACCAGGTGTAGAGTCAGACCATACCGTTATGCTGCAAGGTTAGCAATCGGGAAGATCGCAAACAAGTATCACATGCAGATCGGAGCACCACTGGCACAGGGTGGTATACCGATACAACCAAAGAAAGTGACGACACAACATTGGGCTCATATCATAAAGTCACTCGGTCATATTAATCTGCGAAGGGCGGCACCCGAGACAATAGAAATGCGGAGGTTGGGTCAGACAAAGCCTAAGAAGGCAGAGTGGAACCAATCAGGCATCTTGTCTAGGCGTGAAGTGAATACATTGCTCAGCGGCCAAGCCAACTACAGGGCAGCCATGAACGGGGGTCAGAAGCACCAGGCAGGTACAATCGACCCGAAGAAAGTCGCGAAGCACTTTAGGGTACCTCAGCTCAAGGGGAGCTGGAATAGTATCAAGAAGCAGGTCTGGGACGCTATAAAGCCCAAGGTAAACAGCAGA